GGCCTCGACAAACTCCCCGCCACGTTTCTTCACATCGCTCAAGTCGATCTGGCGGTGCGCAGCCTTGGCAAAGACAGGCGACAAAAACCCCGCATCAATCAACGTCGTGATTGGTATGTCGTAACTGATCCCGTCAAATATCGCGCCATCGCCTTCGTGCAAAACGCCGCTGTCGAGGCGGTAAGGCGTGGCCGTCAACCCAACGATCTTCACGGCGGGGTTGCAGATCGTCAGGTCTTTGATGAATTGCCCGTATCGCGTTGTTGCGTTCTTGGGCAGCATATGCGCCTCGTCGATCAGCACCAGATCGGGCGCTGGCACCATATCATAGGCGCGTTTCCAAACGCTCTGGATGCCAGCAAACGTGATCTGCTTGTCCAGCCGCTTTTGACCAAGCCCTGCCGAGTAAATGCCAACATCTGACGCGCATTCGGGGGCCAAAGAAATCAGCTTTCCCGCGTTCTGCTGGATCAATTCCTTCACATGCGTCAGCAACAAAACCCGCGTTCCTTGAAAAGACATCGCGTCTTTGATCATCTGGGCAATGATCAGGCTTTTCCCAGCGCCCGTGGGGGCAATAATCAAAGGGTGGTCGCCTTTCTTGTCTGCCCAATAGCGGTATGTTTCGTTGATTGCCGCTTGCTGATACGGTCTAAGGGAAAATGTCATTGCTGCCGCCCCTCGAACAGAGCCTCGCTGTTGCCTTCGTTGGCGATGACCTCGCCTTCCTCGTCGTGATACACAACGCGATCTGGGCTGGCGTCCAGCACCTCCCAGCCCTTCGGCATCATCGGCGGGATAAACAGGTGGTCGGTGCAAACACCAAGCGCCTTGCCGTGCTTTGTGCAAGACCATTCCCCGTCTCGTTCTGGCGTCGAGTTGGCGCACGTCCTGCAATTGACTTCTGGTATTTTGCAGCCGTGGCAAACCGCCCAATATGAGCAAAACTTGCAAAGCCAAAATGACGGGTCGTCGTTCATTCGCGTTGGCGGCACATCGGCAAACACAATCCCATCGGCCTTGGCAACCAGCGCCAGCGCCTCGGCAAGATCAAGGTGTATCCGCTCGGCGTAGAGCGTGTCGTCGTTTTTGTTCACTGCCATAAATAGGCAACGATCAAGCCCAGCAAGGTGCATCCCGATCTGACATTGCGCCCAGTAGATCGGCTTGGACTTCTGGACGCCAAGGTTTTTTAGCGCCCGAAAGTTCTTGTCGTTCATCGTCTTAAATTCAAGCGTGTGGGGTGTTTTGGGCGCGTCTGGCAACCCCTCAACAACGCCATCAAGCGACAGGGCAAAGTGACCACCGCAAGCGGTGAAACGAATTTGCTTGCCCGTGTCTGGGTCAACCTCCCACACCGTGCAGCCAATCGCCCGCAACTCACGCACGAACCGATCTTCGGCCAGATCACCCGTTTCAAACAAGCGCAACACCCGCCCGTCAAATGTGGGCGACCATGCATGGCGGAATTGATACCACAACGCTCGGCTGCAATCGTTCCCGATCTGCGACCCGCCAAGGTGCGGACGGTGCGCGTCTTTGCGTTTTGATTTGTGCCAATCATAAATGGCCGTGACCGTCTTGAGGTCGTTAAATTGCTCAATGTTCATTCCAACACCTCCCCATCATCGTCATCATCAAAGTCATCCCACCAAATGTTGGACGATCCTTTGTGTTGATATATATTCAACTTGAACGCCTCCCTGCCATTTGGAAATGGCAAGTGTTGCCCGCTGCTGTGGCACTCCTCGCAAAAGAATGATATTTTGATACCATGCCGCCGCAGCGAAGGGTTTTCTGGCGCTGATCTTGTTTGAGTAAGGACAGAATTTCTATTCTGCGATACTACAAAACAAACGTCGTCATCTTCATCACGGTAAAATATATCAACTCCAGCATGATGCATAAATAGATTACGGCACCGTGGGCATCTAATTGTTTTTTCATATTGCTCAATGTTCATTTTCTCACGTCTCCTTCTGTTCAATAAAGCGGCCCACACGGGGCCGCTAAATGAAAAGAACTTATCGCTTCCAAGGTGGCGTTGCTGCGCCCGCTGATGCACCCGCTGGTGCTTGTGATGCGCCGTTGACTGGCTCGTAGCCCTTGACCTCGTTCCCCGCGCTGTAATCGCCGCTTGCTGGCTTCACGACGATTTTAACCATCATCGGCTTGTCGTGCAGTTCGGTGCTATCGCGTGGCGTCATAATACCAACAGCGCGACAAATGGCCGAAAGGGTGCGCTGGGCAATATCAACCGCAGTGCCGTTGGGGTTGTTGAGGTTCAAGCGATCAAAAATAACGCGGCCTTGTGCGTTGCCTTCGATCACTTGCAGCTTGATCTGCAAATAACTGCCCGTCTGGGCCTTGGTTGGCTTTTCTTCGCTCTCAGTGATCACGGCCTTATACCAACCAGCCGCAAGCGGTTCAAAGGCTTCTTGTGGCTCAACTGCGTTTGCATCAAATCCAGAAAGTTGCATTGTTTTTTATCCTTTATTCTGCGCGAGGTATGGCGCGAGGGGGTTGCCGCCGTTCAAATCGAAGGGCAGTGGTTCAGTAATTCCAAAGCGGTTTTTAGAAACATTCGAGGCCATCGGGTAAGCGATCAATTCGCGCTCCCCCGTGCTGATCGCCCGTTTCTTTTCGTCAGTGCCGCGAACAAAAGTCTTGAGGCGCACAAAGCCGACTAGATCAACGTTGTCCGTGTAATGCGGGATAACCTTTTTGTGCAGCCGCACGGTGTAACGGCTGTATGGGTCACTATCTGGTAAATCCATTGTCTCGGTGTCAGCGTGGCCGACAAAAACAATGTTCATGCCGCGCTCGTAAGCAAGCGCCCCCATCCAATCACGAATGCGACCATGCACCGTTGCAGCCGCCCCGTAGCCCGCCCCGTAACCGCCGCCAGCTTGGTTGATGCTTTTTGCCTTCGGATCAGCCGCGACAATCTCACCTTCGATCAGGCTAGAAAGCTGCGTGATGCTGTCCAGCACCACCGTTTTGAAGTCGTGATCACCAGTTGCAAGGGCTTCGATCTGGTCAAAGACCTCTTGGCTCGTCGCGGCAAGCGGAAAGAGCGACACGTCAGGATGCCCGACAAGGCTCTGCGTTCCGTCCTCGGTTCGGATGAAAACAGGCTTCGGGAACATCGCGGCAAGCGTTGTTTTGCCCACGCCAGCCTCACCGAATAGGGTGGCGATGATCGGGCGGTTGCCGTCTGGTTTCGCCAGTTTGCTTAGATCGTAAGCCATTTATAGTTCCTCACATTTTACGGCCAGCTTGGCTGGCTTGGTTTCAAAAGCTGGGGCAATCTTGGCCCAAACGTCGGGGCTGTTTTTCATCAGATATTTGATGCCAACAACATCAGCCTCGGTTTTGGTTTTGATGGGCCAAAACTCGGCAGGGATCAAACCCTTAACAAGCGCCCATTGATCTAGATCAATTTTGCGCGTGACGGGCTGCGTCAGGGTGACTTTGTATTCTTCCAAAGTGTGGGTGATTGACCCCTCGGTTTTGCTTTCGAGTGCAGCGCCGATCTGGGTTTCAATTGCAAGGCGCTGGCGGTTCGCTGCGGCCTCTGCTTTCTTTGCTTCGATCCAATCGCGGCAAAGGGTTTCGATATTTGTCATTGTGGTGGTCTCCTATCTGTCTTCTTCTACTATGCAAGCTTATTGCATCAATGCGATTGAGGTGCAAGAGGGTATTTCAAGAATTATTCCATCGATGTATGATTGATGGCCGACCTCGCCCGCCTTTCGGGGGTTCTTGCACTCGCTCGACATGCTCGTAGTCGTCGCAAACAACGGCCAGCAGGTTATCGCGGGCCATCTTGTTCATGTTGCCAAGCGCGGGAACTGCCTTCACCATCTCCGCCATCCTCAAGCCCGAAAGCCCGCTGGCCTTAATTGCTGCCGCGCATTTCTTGCGCACCGTGTCCGTGTCGCCCTCACTCATATGATCAGACAGCATTTCAAGCGTCCGCTTGGCATAGAAGGTGGTGTAATCAATCGCCCAGCGCGTTGCGTGAACAGATATTTCCTTTTCCCCCATGCTGTGCGCCACGATCAGGCTCAACCGCATCGCGATCTCCCGCGTTCTGATCATCATATCCGCGTCAGACTGTTTGGCCGATCCGTTCTGCGCCTCGACGATCTCCTCCTCCATCGCGTCAAGCAAATCAGCCGCAGCCGCACTAAAGGGGATCATCACAGGCGTTGGCGGGAACTCTGCACCGTTGTCGCCTGACAGATTGCCGCCTTGGCCCTCGGCGCTTGCCGTGGCTTGCATCCACTGGATCAGGTGATCAGGCGGATCAATCGCGGCGGGCTTCTTAGACTTGGAATAGGGCAAGCGACTTTCAACCGTCAAGATGCGGTTTAGAAATCCACTCGCCGCATCTTTGTAGGTGATCGCATCGTAAAAGCTGTCGGGCGTTGTCATCGCCAGCATCGTCAGGCTGGGCGATCTTACTTTGATCTGCATGGATTGTTTTTGCTTATCAGTCACCGCCACCGTCGAATAGCCGCGGTTCTGCAAAACGCCGCGCTGGCGACCAAACGCTTCCATCAGCATCGAAAACGCTTGTTGCAAGTTGACCGATCCTTTGTTGCCAGCCGCTTGCAGATAATTGCCAAATTCGTCGATCATCGCGATGTGGCACGGCTTATCGTTCAGCGCCGACAACACCCCGCCCTCGGACGTATAGCCCGCAGGGCCGTGCAAATGATCCAGCCCAGCCCGATCCAGAAGCGTTGAAATCACGTTGTTGGCGTTTTCCTTCCCCGTCCCTGTCTTCGCGATGTTCAGAAAGTAAAGGCTGGTCATGTTGTTGTAGTCGGTCATAAATCGCCGCCCCATCAGCACCGATCCCAGCGCCAAAGCGGCTTGGACATCGAACTGTGGTTGCGCCTTTACGCTCTTGCTGCGTGAGTATTTGACCACCTCGCCCAGCATCCCCTGCACCGTCAGCAAGTGAGGCGGCACGTCATCAACCCCAATCGTGGTCTTTATCGCTTGCGCTGATGGTGCTTTGCGCCAGCTTTCCGCAACCTTGCGCCCGTGCGCAATATGCTCCCGCTCGTCGTGGTCAATCGTCGGCAGCGACTTGATGTCCAGCATTTCGCCAGCCGCCCGCACGGCAGCTCCCACGTTGCCCATGTGCTGATAGTGGCAGAACAGGTCGAATGCATCAAACGTATGGGCTGGGTCAAACGGATCAGATGCATGGTGACTGAATGCCCGATCATCATCGAACACAACAACGCCGCAAATGCCGCTGGTGCTGTTGGGTGACAGCCAACGCTTGCCCACCCGCTTATAGCCAGCCGCCTCAAGGGCAGCGTCAATCGGGTGCGCATCATTGTAGGCGCTGATCACAGATGTGCCTTGATCCCCAATCGGGCGCACCTTGCGAGGCGGCACAAACTCAGGCGCACGTTTCCAAGGGCAAGCGTCCATCAACTGCGGGCGGAAACGATCCCACTCATCCCATATCATCAGCAACTGAGGCGGCAATTCTGGGAAGCCGTCGCGCCAATCAGCACCCGCCCATTCGTATGGGTTGCCCGTGTCAGGGTGGATCGACGGCGGCAAAACGTCCTGCACCGACCCCGCCCGCAATTCAAACACAACCTCGGTTCGGCGCGGGTCACCGTCAACGGGCCAACTGATCTTGCGGGTCGTCAGGGCAAAGCCAATCGGCGCTTTGAATATCGCCTTCCCCCGATCAGGCCGACCAATGATGCGCGGGGCGCTCTTGATCAGATCGGCAAGATCAATCCCAAGCGCGGCCAATGCCGTCTTGCTGTTCTCCATGTGGTCAATGTCCAGCGCAACAGTGCCAGACAGCGCGTGCAACAGCCCGATGTTATGAGTCGGGTTCTTGTCCCAGAAGTCGGCGGGTGCAGCCTTGGTCTGCCAGCCAAATGTTGTTGGGGCTTTGCTGCCAGCAGGGATCGGCACAAGCGCCAAGCCCGCAGCAACATAAGCCTTGGCAAAGTCATGGGTGGTTCTGGTGGTCATATCAGTCTCTCCGTTTCAGTGGTGGCGTTGCTCAACTCATAGGCCAAACTGCAATGAGATTGCAAGGGTGATCAAATGTGCAACCTCTACAAATTTTGAATAGATTTTAATAGGCACCGCAATTGAGAATGCCGTGGGCATTAAAATTTACTAAAATTCAGATGGCATTTAGTCGCCGCTCAAAGCGCACGAAACACCAACAAAACAAGGGAACTCTGTTATAACACATATTTTTTTCTATATATTCTTAGAGAGTCTCTATAGGGTCTCTTTTTCTTGTTCTTCTTGGGGTGTGTTAAGGCCGATTAAATTTAATGGATTTTATCAGCCAAAGAAAAGGCGGGGAAGTGCCACCACGCACCTCAACCCGCCAAGCCAGATCGGGTGGAGAAGCACCTAACTGACTGCAACAAACTTACACCGCCAAGCCAGCAATGGCAACCGCTGGCTTGACCAGCACCACAGCATCGCCTAACGTCGCATAACACCTCCCTGCCTACTGGCCCGCCCTCCCACGGGTGGGCCGTTTTCTTGAATGGCTTGACCAACACCACGCAATAAAATAACATGCCAAACAACAACGGAGGCCACATGACCGAAGCAAACTTTCCCGCCTATAAAAAGGCATCAGTCGCGGAATTGATCCCATATGCCCGCAACAGCCGCACCCATAGCGCGGCACAAGTGGACAAGATCGCCGCCAGCATTCGCGAGTTCGGTTTTCTCAATCCGATCATCACGGACGGCAGCAAAGGGATCGTGGCGGGGCATGGCCGCGTTATGGCAGCGCAAAAGTTGGGGCTTGAAACAGTGCCAACCATTGACGCGGCACACCTGACGGAAGCCCAGCGCCGTGCCTACGTCATCGCAGACAACCGCCTTGCACTCGACGCAGGGTGGGACGATGAAATGCTCAAGGTCGAATTGCAGGACTTACAAGGCGAAGGCTTCAACCTTGAACTGACAGGCTTTAACCTTGACGAAATCGCGGGGTTCCTAGCAGAGCCAACAGAGGGATTGACCGACGAGGACGCCGTGCCTGACGCGCCAGAGGTTTCAGTTACCGTAGAGGGCGACGTGTGGTTGCTTGGGAGGCATCGGTTAATGTGTGGCGATAGCACCAGCATCGACGCGGTTGATAAGCTGATGGATGGACAGAAGGCCGACTTCTGTTTTACATCGCCACCCTACAACCAGTCTGGCACCAAGCTAGGCGGCAGGTTCGATTCTGGCGCTGGAAAGTCCATGTATCAGGGCGGCTACGCTGACGACCGCACCAGCGACGAATATATCCAATTCAATGCCGACATCATCGCAACGATAGCGACAGTGGCTGCGGCTGATTTTGTGTGCTGCTACAATATCAACTACAACAAGAACAGCCCGAGCGAATATATCGACGTTGTTCACGCAGCTAAGCAGTCTATGCCGCTTGTTGAAACTATCGTCTGGGAAAAGGCGATGGCTGTTTCATTGCAGGGTGACAACCTGACGCGCATTTATGAATTTGTGTTCGTTCTCTGCAAGGGCAAGTTCAAGATAAACAAGAACCGCACGGAATGCCTCAAGAACCTGTGGAAAATTAGCAACCACGGCGCGAACCACGAAAGCCACAAGGCGTGCTTTCCCATTGCGCTAGTTCAGGAAGGCATCAAGAATTTCTGCCCACACGGCGGCAAGATTATTGAGCCATTTGGCGGCACAGGGACAACAGTAATCGCAGCGGAAAAAATGGGTTGTCAGTCGTTTGTGATGGAACTCGACCCCAAGTATTGCGACGTAATCATCACGCGATGGCAGGAGTTCACAGGCGAGACAGCAACGCTTGAGGCAACGGGCCAGACATTAGCCGAACTAAAGGCCGAGCGGGGGCAGGATTAAGCCAATGTCTCAAGGTAAAGAACACGAACCAACAGACCACAAGCGGGCAGCAGTAAAGCTACACGCGACAGTTGGAACACCGCAAGAAGTCATCGCTGACATTCTGTCAATTGACGCCAAGACGCTTCGCAAGCATTACCGCGAGGAACTGGATCAATCGACGGCCAAGGCCAACGCCAATATGGGCGGATCGCTATACGCTAAAGGCATGGGCGGCGATGTGACGGCTATGATCTTCTGGATGAAAACACGCGGCGGATGGTCAGAGAAAACAGTCGTGGACAACACATCAAGCGATGGCAGCATGTCACCCATCGGGCTATCTGGTGACGCATTGGAAAAAGAAATGAAGCGCCGAGGCATTCCCACAAACATTCTGGACGAGTAGAAATGTCGCGCCAGTTGACGACAGCCGACTTGGACTTGATGCAAGCTGGCATGGCAGAACAGGCGAGAAGGTCGTTCTGGGCCTATCGTCAGTTCATCCATCCGAACATCAAAAAAGGCTGGTGGCAGAAGGACGCGGCCCACCATCTGCAAATGTTCTACAACGACATGATCGACGGCAAGCGCCCGCGACTGCTGATCCAAGCGCCACCACAACACGGCAAATCAATGATGGCCGTTGATTTTATATCTTGGGTGATCGGCAAGCACCCAGACACGCGGGCCATTTATGCCAGCTTCTCAAGCCGCCTTGGCACTCGCGCAAACCTGCAACTGCAACGGATATTAGACGCCGAGCCGTTCAAGCTGACGTTTCCAGACGTGCGCCTACCTGATCGAACCGACAGCAAGCAGCGCAACACCGAGGTTGTCGAAATCATGGGCGGCGAGGGCGTCTTTCGCAATACAACCGTGCGAGGATCAATCACTGGTGAAGGGCTTGACCTCGGCGTCATTGATGACCCGATCAAAGGCCACGAAGAAGCCAAGTCGCCCCTGATCCGCGACAAAACATGGGATTGGCTCACCGACGACTTTATGACCCGCTTTTCAGATCACGCGGCCCTTCTCGGCATAATGACCCGCTGGCATCTCGACGATCCATTTGGTCGCTTGATTGAGCAAGACCCGTCGATCAAGGTGCTGATCTATCCAGCCATTGCAGAGCATGACGACGAATACCGCAAGGAAGGCGAGGCGCTATTTCCAGAACATAAGCCAATCGACTTCCTGCTTGAGCGCAAAGCTCTGATGGCGTCAACGAACTTCGCGGCCCTATATCAGCAAAGCCCAACCGTCAGCGGCGGCAATCTATTCAAAGAAGAATGGTGGCAGTTCTGGACGGTGCAGCCAACAACGCAGTGGCGCATGATCTATGCCGACACCGCATCCAAGACAAAAACACAAAACGACTATTCCGTTTTCCAATGCTGGGGCAAAACAACCAGCGGGCAAGCCGTTTTCATCGACCAAATCAGAGGCAAATGGGAAAGCCCAGAGTTGCGCACCCAAGCCAAGGCTTTTTGGGCAAAGCACAACGCCCTAACCGAGCCAAGCACGGGGGCTTTGCGAGGAATGCGGGTTGAAGACAAGTCAAGCGGGACAGGGTTGATCCAAGAACTGAGGCGCGATGGTATGCCGATAACAGGCATTCAACGATCCATCGACAAGGTAGAGCGCGGCAACGACACTTCGCCTTTTGTCGAAAGCCGAAACGTGCTACTCCCAAGTGAAGCCCATTGGCTGTCAGACTTTCTGACGGAAGCTACCGCATTTCCAGCGGGCAAGCACGACGACCAGATCGACCCGATGATGGACGCCATCAAAGACATTTTGGCAAATACGACAAATCAGGTTAGAGTAAGGCAATTATGACGGCGCAAACGCAAAAACGAGGAAATGCAAATGGGCATTAAAGACATTTTATTTGGGCGAAATCGGCCCGCCCAAGAAGCCAAAGCAAGCGCCACGTCTCAAATTATGATGGTCGGCCCAAACCAAGCCGCATGGTCTAAGCGCGATTTTGCTGCATTTGCGAAAGAAGGCTACACGCAAAACGTCGTGGCGTATCAGGCAATCAACAAAGTCAGCGAGGCTTTCAGTTAGATCAAGTGGGAAGCGTGGCGCGGCGATACCGAATTGACACAGCACCCGATCCTTGACCTGATCAGGAAGCCCAACCCGTCGC